TTGGGGACCCGTCCCCGGTGCTGTACGCCGATTAATTAGATTTCCAGACGCGAGCCGACATTCGCGTTCGCATTCGAAGCATCGTTATTCGCATTCGCATTCGATACACCGCCATTCGCGTTCGCATTGTTGTACCCGCGATAGACCACACGGACTATCGGAAAGCTCTACCAATTACAAAGGTACTTATTTCAAAGAAAAAGAAGTATATAATGCTCAGAAGAATAACCATAAAAGAGCAGCAAAAGCGCCGCCAAGCACGGTTAATCCCCAATCTATCCAGTCCCAACAGCTACCATGCTGCTTATCCTTCAGTTCCAAACAGGAAGCCGCCACAGCACTTGCATACAGGGCTACCACCGGATGCGTTCCCAGCAGACCTACAAGGAATCCGCCTAACAGGTGCTTCCATCGGTTACTTTCTCTCAAAAAATCAATAACTCTTCCCATAACGATTCTGTCTTTAATTCTAAAAAATTTCGACCGGCTTCGCCGGTATTTGAATACCTTTTAAACGGGATTCGGATGGTTTCCGAATCCCGTTCTTTCGTTTTAGTCGCTGCGCTCCACGCTTTGGCGCTTTGCGCTTACGCCACCTCGCGTATCGCCTTATACGCTGCCACGCTTTGCGCCCGGACGATTTTGCCGCGGAAGGCCAGACGCGAGCCGACATTCGCGCTCGCATCCGAAGCATCGCCATACGCAACCG